CCGAAACGATCTAGATCTTTCCGCCCGCGCCGGATGTCGCTTGTGTCGGCTCTTACCGATAACGAATAAACATCAGCCACGATTAACACCCCCACCGGCTTGCTTGAATAGTCTCTGGAACTGTGAGCTTGATCGTTCCCGCATTTCGTCTAATGTCCTCACGTCATAAGGAGGCTCTGCGTTAGAGTCTTTGCTTCTATGTAATTGTACCACATAACTCTCAGATAGCTTATGAAGGGTGTCCGCTTCCCATGGCGTTAGATCGGTATCAGTGAGTCTGCACCATGCTGAGATTTCTTGGTAGTCAATAGGTGCTGGGCCTTGCCGTGCGAAGCCAATTTGGGATAGCATTTCGATGAGGTATGCGCCCTGAGCATGGTCAGGCAGTTTCAGGCGGGAGTCTTTGGGGTCTAACTGCTTTGCTCTTTGCTCTTTTTCGCCCTCTGGCACAACATGAAGCCATGCCAGGTGACGAACAGCCAGGTCTAGCTTTTCCCTGACTTGCTGAAAAAAAGGGAACGCTTTTGAATCGCCACACTGATCTGGCTGACGAACCAGTCGAGGCTCTCGTCTTTCAGCATCGCAAGCGCTTCAGGGCTATCGGGCTGGATTGCCTTGCCGTCTACCTCGACGTTCTGCCATGAGACTATACATGATTGCAGCAACTTAGCGCCACGCTCTGACGCCTGAGCTTCGTCGGTGGCGTCAAAGTCGCGGGCCAACTCAATAGCAGCCTTTCGGTATGCCTTCGAATCGCGTCCGTACACCTCAACAACAACATCGGTCTTGCCGCCAAGCGGATCTAGGATAGGAACCTTGGCGGTGTCTTTACGCTTGAAGGATCGAATATCCATTAAGGTGCAACCACTGGAACTAGCTTCTTGGACAGCCGCACGGCAAAGCTGCCCCCATAGATACTGTTAGCGCTGCCCGGATTATATTGAAACTCGGACACAACACCGGTGGTGTAGATAATAGCGCCGGTAGGGTCTTCAAGTTTTACGCTGTGCTTCAACGTTGCGTTCGGACCATCTAGGCCAGATCGAAGGACATCTTGACCAGCGTTGGTTGCGTCGTGCGCAATATCACCCGAAAGCGATCCGTAATCAATGCTGCCAGCGACCGGCTCAACCACGCCAGTATCAATCGGGGTAAATGTCGGCATTTCCCGCGTTCCGCCGAATGCTCCGATGTTGCCAACCTCTCCGACCAGCTCATAAGTGAGCGCGGCATAGCCATCATCATCAAATGTATCAGGCTCACCTTGGACGATGGAAAACTTTGTGCCTAAACTTGTACCAGCCATAATGTAATCCTCTAAACTTCAGTTTTGATATAACCAATTCTAACACATTAACCTGATAGGTTCGCAACCTGTTCATCTATTGATCTGTCAAGCTCTCTTAAGCTGACCCGAACCATGCCCTCCGCCGCCTGAGTAGACCAGCCGTCGAACTCCAGCTTACCGATATAAGGCAGGTTATTAGTCAAGTACCAGACGTTTCCGGGGGCCTGATGGGTGTCGCCCGCAATACCTGAAATCGTAGCAGTGCCGCTCCTGTCGGTTGCCTCTGTCGTCCCCGACGCTGGACTGCCGATTGATGCTTGCCAGTTCCCGCGCGCCTGCCCGCCTGTATAGCCCGGTGGTGGCGGGCCTTGCCATAGGCTAGGATTGCCGACCGGAGTACGCAGAACGATGCGACGAGAAAGGTCTAGGAGCGTACCCCGAACAACCTTATCCATTCGGTCGCCAGCAATGCGCTCTATATCCCTTAGCCTGCTAAAGTCGAAGTTAGCCAAACGCCCTCCAGTTCACGCTGACCGGCATTAACCACCAGCCGCCTGAAGCCAATCCTTGCGCTACGTTCACTTGCTCGACCACTACACTCTGCCCCTCGAATACAAGCATCGTCCCGCGTGTAAAGTGTGCCGTGATCGAATCAATAAGCTGATGCGATTCAAATTTATAATCGTCAAGGGGTGCGTAGATGCTCACTTGGTACACGCCGATGAAGTCTGTTGATCCGCCAGGTTCCATTCCAACTGTTGAGGACGTGGCGGGCAGGTAAGATTCACGGAGCCAGGTGGTGCCCTCTACAGGCGTGTACTTTGCGTTTTCATACGCAATAGGAGGCGCGGCTGGCAGAGAGCCAAGGCGTGATGATAGTGCTGCGCTGATCTTTCTGTGGCTCATGCTATACCCTCAACTGGCAAATATAGATCACGTCAGCGCCTGACTTCGTGATCGGCTGCACATCCATAACCCTGAACGTCTTGCCCTGTACCTGGGCACGCCATCCTTGCGCCGGCTCTTCGTCCACTTTGTTTAGAATCAGCCGCGTGTCTGATCGCTTGATAACGGTGCCGTCAACTTCTGCGTTTTGGAAGCGGGACGGATAGCCGAATCCTGAGACCACGCTCTCAGTTGCAGGGGTAATTATCTCACCAGTTGCCGGGTTTCTGACCTCATCGGTTTCATAGGTAAGCGACACGGCTTCCCCGAATTCGGCTAGCAGTTTGGTGCCTGTGTCAGCGATGCTCATACACGCACCACACGGAACGCGCTAGACCCATGACCGCCTAGGCGAAGTATCTTGTACAGGGCTGCGCTAATGGTGCGCACAATGGTCTGAGAGGCTGCGCTGTCCATATACTCAACTTCGATAACGTCAACCTTTTCGCGCTTGGTTGCTCGCTCTATAATCCGCAGCGGGTCAAGCTCTGCATCAATCGCCAAAGCCGCAGTATAGACGCCGTTCTTTAGCTCTTTGGGTATGGTTTCGCGCTCAATGTAATAGCGGTCAATGTAGACTTCATCGCGTGGCCACTGTAGCGGCTGGGACTCTTTGTGCTTGTCACCGATAAACGCCAGGCTTTCGATGTAGTCCATGGCCTTAATTAACAGCACGTCTGTTGCAGCGGTAAGCGTCACGCCGCGATCAGCCGCGTAGGTCGTCAGCTCTGCTTCGGTGACATAGGAGTTCGCCCCCGCAACAACAGTACCGTCTTCAACAACAATCGTCGCCATGCTATACCCAGCCGTGTTGCTTCATGTGTTCGACTTCGTTCGGATGCACGTCTGCGCTCTTTCCGTCGCGGGTCATTTTGACAAGATCGGTCTTGTCTTGCGCTTTTTCACTATAGCTAACGCGCCTCTGCTTCTTCGGTCTATGTTCGGTTTCCATTATAACGCTCCGATATAAAAAAGGGGCGGCTTATGCCACCCCTCTAGTTTACGCCACTTCTGCCTTAACCCAAAATAGTTGCAACAAAGTCCGGCTTCCAGCAACGCTGGCCCCATACAGCGGCAACCTCGAACATCGCTTTACGATAGCCTTTGTATGAGCGGATGGCGAACACCAGGCCGGAGCTTGGGTCTTGTACCATCATCTCATCATCAGCAGTATCGCCACCAGCAGGCACGGCAGGCGCTCGCATAACAAGCTCAATCGCGTTCCGATGGAATGCAATGTTGCCGGTGTAGCTGCCACCTACTGTGATTGCAGCATCGTCAGCCGGCGCGACACGAAGGCCGGGAGAAGCAATCTCGAATTGCCCGCCAGACAGTGCCACGGTAACGACATACTTGTTCGTGTCGCCAGCAAAGGTAACAACGTCGCCCGCTACGATAGTGCCTGTGCCGGTATCGGCAAGGATAACAGTATCGCCAGCAGCCTGAGTTCCGTTCACCTGATTGCCCGTGCCAGTGCCCTGCGTATGCGCCTGAACGCCTGCGGATTCTTCAGCATGATGCCTTGGAGATCCAGCAACGCGCCTTGACGCAATAGCTCAGCCCCGCCAGACTCGTTCACCTTCTGAAGCTGTGCCAGGTTGCGGAGTTTGGTGCCAGCCAGGGTATTCAGAACCATGGTGATCTGGTTGTCGATTGGTGTGCCGTTGTCCACCAGAATCTGACGGGCCTCTGCAACAACATCGAAGTCTGACCCGAAAGGAGTCGTACCAGCAGTGCCGACAGCGCGTGATGCGTTCTGATAGCCTTCAATCAGTACGTCCGCCTCGATCTCGTTAGAAATCGTGCGCATGGCCTGTCGAATCTGATCACCATAGATGGTATCGAACCCGCTGCCGTTGTTGACATGCTTCATGTCCTCGCCAGTCCACGGAATCTGTACAGCGCGATCCTTGGAAATGGTCAGGGTCTTGTTATCTACCGATTGATCAGTTCCCTCGGGAATGGTCATAGCCGGGGATGGACTAATAGCGGTCGCTTGCCGGGTGAAGAATGAACGAATGGGATCACCGATTGAGGCACGTTCGTTGCTAGTGTTGCGCATTACGCTAGATGATGCGCCTGTAAGCTCTCGGCCTACAATGTCGGCAGCGGTATAAATATCGCCTGCCAGGTCTGTCAATACGTTAGCCATGGGGCTACC